AACCACAACGGCTACCGTCCTTGCTGAATCACTAATAAAAGAAGTTAGTCGTGAGAAAAATGCGACTATAAGAGAAATAAAAGAAGGTATTAACTCTGGAGCAAAGAAGATTAATGATTATCTTAAAGAAAACGCATTAGAGATAAAAGGAGATATGTTACAAAACGTTAGTGCAATTAGTTGCAACAACGATTTAGCTCTTGGTAAGATAATATCTGAGGCTTATGAAAAAGTAGGGAAAGATGGAGTAGTGTTAATGGAAGGATCTGAAACAGAAAATACATACGTTGAAGTTGTGGACGGTGTACAAATTGACTGTGGTCTTACTTCTCCACATTTTGTTACTGATACAGACAAACAAAGATCTGTATTAGAAAATCCTTTAGTACTTATAGTTGAATCAGAAATACCTAATATTAGAAAAATACAAAACGTATTAGAGTTTGTTATTAAAAATAATAAATCTTTACTTATAGTGGCACCAGTGTCTCAACAGGTAAAAAGCGCGTTACTTATGAATAAAGTAAAAGGTAATATTAAAGTAAATATTATTGATTTACCAGGCTTTGGTCCCACTAAAAGAGACACCGTTAAAGACCTGGCTTTGCTAACTGGTGCAGAAGTTATAAACGAAGAGCTTGGAGATGATTTAGATAGTATATCTTTAGATATATTAGGAGAAGTTGAAAAAACGGTTACAGAAGATAAAAGTACCGTGTTTACAACTCTTGACACTATAGACGTATCTGAAAGAATTAAAGAAGTTACAAAACTTAAAGACAAAGAAAAAGACGGCTTTTTAAAAAGGTTTTTAGAAAAAAGACTAACTATGCTGTCTGGATCTGTTGCGATCGTTAAAGTAGGCGCAGACTCTAAAGTAGAGCTAAAAGAAAAGAAAGATAGAGTAGAAGATGCGATATACGCAACTAAAGCTGCATTAAAGGAAGGTATTGTTCCTGGCGGTGGAATTGCACTGTTGAACGCTTCTCAATGTATCGAGCCTGAAAACGTTGGAGAAACAATACTGTTAAACGCAATCAAAGCACCGTTTAGGACAATACTACATAACGCAGGTATAGAAGATTACGAGCTGCCAAATGTCAAAGGTACTGGTGTCGATGTTATAACTGGTGAAATTGTAGATATGGTTGAACACGGTGTTATAGATCCAGTGTTAGTAACAAAAACAGCACTAAAGAACGCTATTTCTGTAATTAGCACTATAATCTCCGCAAATTGTGTAATATCTAATATAAGAGTAAATGAAGGCAGTTAATCATTACCTAATAATAGATCCGATTAAGGAGGGACCGAAGAAAGTAGGTGGCCTAATCCTTACAGATGAAGTAAACGAAGACAATAGGTATATAAAGGCAAAAGTAATATCTATCGGCAATCTTGTAGAAGGAATAAACGAAGGAGATGTAGTTTACTACGATAAACACGCTGGACACGGAATCCAGCATAAAGATAAATTTTACGGCGTTATAAAACAAATGGACGTTGTACTTATAGATTAGACCTAAACTATAAACCAAAAACCCAAAACTTAAAACATTAAATTAACCTAATTATTAATTAAAAAAACAAAAAAATGGCACATAAGCTAGGAGGAAATTTTTTATGGTTTGCAGAAGCAGACGTAGAAGAAAGTCAGGACGCCTTAATGGTCCCGGCAAGCGCATATCTAGGATGCGATATGGTATCAGGTGGTGTTAACGTATTTTTCGAAGACATTGAAGGTGGAGCTACTAGAGAAGTAGTAAAGCTACATTGCTCAAATGGTAATCAAAAAGCTGTAATAGAAACTCTTTGTAGAATAATGCAAGCTCATCCACACGCGGGTGGTAAAATGATTGTTGTTGCTGATATGAACGTAGCAAACTCTCAAACTGCAATTGGAGCACACAGTGAATTCGGTGGTTTGGTAACAGATGTTACTATATCATAATTATTAACTTATTAAAATATTAAAAAAATGGAACATTACTTATATTTCGCAGAAGGCGGTGGAGCTGACGCAACTACAGAGGCTGTTTGTTATCCAGCATCTAAATTTGTAGGTGTAGAGCCTATAAGCGCTACAACAACTGGTATTTATTTTGAAAGCCCAATGGGTGACGTTGATGGTGGTGGTGGAGCAGGTGATTTAATCACTGTTACCCACGCTGATACTCACGCTACAGCTGGTTCTTATCACAGAGCTAAACTAATAGCAGAAGCTATGGCTGAAGCTGTAAATAGAACAGGACCTAGTGTTGAAGGTAAAATGACAAGTATTATTGACGTAGACAACGGTGTTTACTTTGGAGAAATCGCAAGTATTATTGGCGATGCTTCTTTTGGTATAGCTGTAACTCTTGATTCATAATAATTGAGATTAACCGCGCAAGATCTGCGTGAAATGAATATCCTTAAGTATTACAGGCTCACAAGAAAGTGGGCTTGTAAGACTTACGGGTTAACAGATGCAGATTTAGAATTATTAATTTATTTAGATTGTAAAGGAAGATTTACACGACAAGAGTTTATAGATGGTACTTATACCATGAGTTGGGATAAGAACCGCTGGGAGAAACTAAAAAGATTAGGTTGGATAGAAACCTGGAGACACAGAAACAGAACAACAATAAAGTACTCGATATTTAAAACATCATTCAAATGTTCTCAGTTGATTAGTAGAATATATAGAGTGTTGTTAGGCGAAGAAGATTTACCAGTATCAGAAAGAAGTACTTTTTATAATAATAAATCATATACAGATAAAGTTTATAACAAAGCTATAGATGATATGATTAAAGACAAAGACAGATAATATGGCATTTAAAATGAAGGGCCCGTCGCTATTAAAAATGGTTTCGGCATTAAAACTAAAAAAAGGTACAAAAATGGATCCAGTACGAAGCACAGTGGGCACTCAAAAAAAAGATCCATACACTAAAAAAGATTACGATTTTTTAAAAGAACAAAAAGAAGAGAGAGTTACTTCTATGGACTATTTATCTAAGACACCTAGAGGACCTGTAGAAATAAAAAACAAACCGTCTAGAAAAGAAATTGAAGAATCATTTAAGATTGGAGAAACAATAGAAAAACTTGAAGACGACGCGATGGATTCACCAGACGCTTACATTAAAGATAAAATGAAAAAGAAATAATATGGCGTTTAAACTAGGATCATCACGTGGACCAATACTTAATAAAGGACAAGCTGAATCAAGACTGTCGTTTAAACAAGCTGATTCGTCTATACCTGGAACACCGGTTTTACGTAAAAATCTAGAAGGAGGCATAATGGGCGAAGCTAATAACGATGGGTCTATATTTATAAGCGATAAGTTACACCCAGGTAGTATAGAAGAGCAACATGTTATTATGCACGAAATGGTACATCAGACAGACATGAAGATAGGTAAACTTGCTTACGATGATAATCATATAAAGTGGAACGGTAGAGTTTACGAAAGAAAAAACGGAATGATTAATTACAATGGCGAGATGTTACCAGAAGGAAGCAAAGAGTTTCCTTGGGAACAAATGCCTTGGGAATAAAACAAATAATATGGGATATAAAATGAAAGGACCTTCATTGTTAAAAATGGTGTCCGCGTTAAAACAAGACGCAAAAACCGGTCATGGCGCAAAAGGATTTCCTGACACAGTGTACAAAGCGGACGGAACAGCTAAACTAACTTCTCAAATAGATGAGGGACAACTAGATTTAAAACCAAGTATAGGACCAAAAGGTAAGTTCGTAAACTATACTAAAGACGATGGCACAAAAGTAAAGTACTACTATAAGCCACCAGCTGGATCTAGAGATAAGCAAATAGAAAAGCAAGGAGAAAATATAGACGAAGTAGATTAATTATGAGTATATTAACAAAGTTATTTTCAGGTGGAGCAGCCGAATTAGTAAAGGGTGTAGGTGGAGTTATAGACAACTTACACACGTCTAAAGAAGAAAAGCTTGACGCTGAAAAGAAAATAAAAGACATGATAATGAGTTACGAAGCTGAGATGCAAAAGCAAGTAACTGAAAGATGGTCGATGGATATGAAGTCGGACTCTTGGTTATCAAAAAATATAAGACCACTAGTTTTAATATTTCTAGTAGTATCAACAGTATTGTTAGTTTTTATCGATGCTGGTGTTATTGCTTTTGAAGTTAAAGCTTCGTGGGTAGACTTATTACAATTAGTATTAATAACAGTGATCGGAGCTTACTTCGGTGGTAGATCACTAGAAAAAGTAAAAAAATAAAATGGGACAAAATTCAACAGAAGTAGCTTACGGCTTTGGACAGTTTGGTAGCGCTTATTCAGATTTAGCTAAACCAATAGTACCTCCAACAGGATTAGTTATAACTGCTATTACGTTTTTAGCAGATAACACGCCAACTGTTTTAACACCTGAAAAATTAGACACTGAAGGACCTAGTTATGTTAGCATACAAGGTACAAGTGGAGATATTCAAGTTGCAGATAATCATGCGAATTTTAACGGAGCTGTTGCTAGAGATGTTAGCGATGGCACTATTGCAGCGGGTAGTGATGTTACAATCGCGTCTGCTAGTAATAAAATTAAAGTAGGACAATATGTACTGCTAGTCGCGGCTGGAGACACCGATACTGCTGGTATAACTATTGACGCGGAAACTCCAATTCCAATCACTAGAGGACCTAATCAACAAGGAGTTAAAGTTACTTCTTACGATGGGGCAACTACAGTTAAGCTAGATGCTCAAATAACTCCATCAACACAAGGGTTAATTTTCCTTGATGACTTTCATGGCGCGGGTGGTTTAACGGCTGCTTCCCAAGTTTTTCCAAAAGGAGTTACAATATACGGTAGGTGGACAACATTTACACCTTCTGCGGCTGGAGTAATCTGTTACTTCGGTAAGTAATGTTAGGATTAGGTAATAGTATAACAAGTGGCGTAGCTTCTAGCGAGTGGACGCCAGCTAATATATCAAGCTTGATACATTGGTACAAATACAACACTGGTATAACCCTTGATGGAGAAAATGACGTAACTGTTTGGGCAGACCAAAAAGGTAGTAACAACTTAACATCAGTGGGTGATCCATCAACACAAAGTCCTACGTTTGATAGCACAAAAAACGCTGTTCATTTTAATGCTACAGGAGATATATTAACGTTTGGAACTAATCTAGATTTAGGTACATTTTCTATATACGTTAGATGTGAAATGGAAGATTTTGATGGTGATTTTCTTTTTGAAGAAACAGCTGCGGATTTTTGGAAAATACATGATGCCTCAACTATAAGAGTAAAAATAAACAATGGGGCAAGACACGATATATCATCTGGTGTTACGTTAGAACCTGACACAAAATTTAGTATAGGCTTAGAACGTGAAGACACCGCGTCTTCGGATGACGATAGACTAGCTGTGTATGTTGATGGCAGCGGGTTAACATGGGACTCTGGAGACGGAACTCAGAATATATCAGAACAATTTGAACTTAAAAAAGTTGGTCAACCAGCAACAGGTGTAAGGTTCTATGAAATAATACTATGCAATGACGCTCTTAGCGCTAGTGATAGAGCTAATTTACAGATATATTTAGCAAGTATATAAAACAATTAAAATTAAATTAAATTAAATAAAATGGCAAAAAACACAACAAGAAAAATTAAAGAATTAAGAGGTGAAAAACCTACAAAAATTAGCAATGATTATTTAAGTAAAATGCAGGGCATTATCAATAACTTAAATAGAGCTCAAATGGAAATTGGTAGCTTAGAAACTAGAAAACACGCTATGCTTGATCACGTGGTTAGTTTTCAAGGAGAATTAGCTAAGATGCAAGATGAATTAAAAAAAGAGTATGGCACTGATAATATTAACATCCATACTGGAGAAATAAATTACGATGAGCAAGTTGATTAGAAAAATTACCGTAGGTAAAGATTATAAAAACGATGCAATGCACTATGCTGTTGGACAGGAGGTTTATGGAGGACATACAATATCTGATATTATAGAAGAGAAAGATAAGTACTCTATTTATATAAAGAAAAACAAAGATGTCTTACCGTGGAAAGACTTTAATAAGAATATGGCGGTATCTGTAGAATATAATCTAGAATACTAATGAAAGCGCCTTTTGACTTTGTTATAGAGCCAAAAGGAAATAGATATAACAATACAACTAGAGTTGACGATAAAGATCTTATATTAAATACAGAGATATTTAATCATGAGTTTGTAAATAGAGAGGCTATTGTTAAATCAGTTCCTACAGCTTTTGAAACAGAAATAAAAACAGGAGACACTATTGTAACGCATCACAACGTATTTAGACGTTGGTTAGACGTTAGAGGTGAAGAAAAGAATAGTAGAAGTTATTTTGACGAAAATACTTATCTTGTAAAAGAAGATCAAGTTTTCTTATACAAAAGAAACGGTGAGTGGAAAGCCCCTAAAGGATATTGCTTTGTGCAGCCGATTAAAGATAGAACTCAACTTGGCACTGACAAAGAAGAGTCTTGCATAGGCATAGTAAAGCATACGGACGGCGTGTATAGCAAAGGAGATTTAATAGGCTTTACGCCTTTTTCAACATACGAGTTTATAATCGATGGAAAAAGATTATATAGAGTTATGACACAATTTATTACAATTAAATATGAATATCAAGGAAACGAAGAAGAATATAATCCAAGCTGGGCAGAGAGCAGTGGAGGAGTTGATTAAAGTTGCTAAAGAACCTATTGTAGATTCAGACGACGATATATCAGCTGATAGATTAAAAAATGCCGCAGCCACTAAAAAACTAGCTATATTTGACGCATTTGAAATACTCACAAGAATCCAAGAAGAAGAAAACCTGCTTGAGGGCAAAGCACCTGAAGAGGGAAAGAAAAAAGTCTTTAAAGGATTCGCAGAAGGTAGATCTAAGTAATGTACAAGCAAAGTTTAGTTAATATAGTTGAACCAATAAAAAAAACCACTATTACCAGAATGAACAGAGGTAAGAAGTGGAAGTATGGTTACAACAAAGAACACGATTTAATAGTATTGTCTCACAACGGAGTTATAGGTGAGATTATAGAGATACAAAATTTAATTATAGCGCTACCGAAACCACCTAAAGAAGTATATAAGCATCCAGAAAACAAATGGGTTAAACAGGACTATCCTAAAGAGCTCGAGAGGATCAAGAACATATTCGATTGGAGGAGTTATCCGGAAAACAACAAAGAAAAATGGTACGATTACATAGACCAAGAGTTTCAACGACGAGAGGAGGGTTTCTGGTTTGTGAATAATGGTAAGCCAACCTGGATAACTGGTACGCACTATATGTATTTACAATGGAGCAAGATTGATGTTGGCGCTCCAGACTTTAGAGAAGCAAATAGATTGTTTTATATATTCTGGGAAGCGTGTAAAGCGGACAAAAGATGTTACGGTATGTGTTATCTTAAAAATCGTAGATCTGGGTTTTCTTTTATGTCAAGCGCGGAAACAGTTAATTTAGCCACTATATCAAGTGATAGTAGATATGGTATACTATCAAAATCAGGTGCAGATGCAAAAAAAATGTTTACAGATAAAGTTGTTCCTATATCAATTAATTATCCTTTCTTTTTTAAACCTATCCAAGATGGTATGGATCGGCCAAAATCCGAACTTGCTTACAGAGTACCTGCTAGTAAGTTTACGAGAAAGAAGATTACAGCGAACGAACAACTCGAAGATATTAAAGGATTAGACACAACGATAGACTGGAAGAACACAGGAGATAATAGTTATGATGGGGAAAAACTAGCGTTGTTAGTTCATGACGAAAGTGGTAAGTGGGAAAGACCAGACAATATATTAAACAACTGGAGAGTTACAAAAACTTGTTTAAGATTAGGTAGTAGAATAGTAGGAAAGTGTATGATGGGCTCAACTTCTAACGCCCTTGACAAAGGAGGAGATAACTTTAAAAAACTATACAATGCTTCAGACGTTACCTCACGAAATCGTAATGGACAAACAAAATCTGGTTTATATTCTCTTTTTATCCCAATGGAGTGGAACTACGAAGGATTTATTGATGAATACGGACATCCAGTCTTCGATAATCCAGATCATGATGTACTCGGACCAGATGGCGAATTAATAGACGTAGGTATAATAGAACATTGGGAAAACGAAGCAGAAGGATTAAAATCTGATCAAGATGGTTTAAATGAATTTTACCGTCAGTTCCCAAGAACTACAGAGCACGCGTTTAGAGACGAGGCTAAAAACAGTATATTTAATTTAGTAAAAATATACGAACAAATAGATTACAACGAAGGTATAGGTAACTCAGCGGCGTTATCAGTTGGAAACTTTCAGTGGGTTAACGGAATTAAAGATACTCAAGTTATATTTTATCCAGATCCAAAAGGTAGATTTAAAATAAGTTGGGTAC